CTTAGTATATTTAATGAACTTCTTGAACTCCTTGAATTCTTTTTCAAGGCCGGCATCAATCTCCTTGTTTTGTTTGTCGATAAGATTAAGTTCTTCTTCACCCATCATTCTTCTGCCTTTGGCGGTAACATTCTTGCCTTGCATAGAAGCTACAAAACCATTCATAATGAACGATTTTACAGTTGTTTGGTCTACAGCCTTACCATCGTTTATAACGCTTGCCAAAGTCATTAAATCGTCTTGGTTTTCAATGGTTTTTGATTTCACCCATTTGAACCAGTTCTTAACGTGGTACTGTCTTGACAAATCTTCTCTTGGAATAAAGAATTTGGTATACCCTTTTGCCATTGGCCCTTGCAAGTAACGAGCAAACATTTCATCCAAAAGTTCTTCCTGATATTTAGCTTCGGCTTCCATCGCCAAAGGTCTTCCATTTTTGTCTTTGGTCTTTAACTGTTCATTTAAGTTTCCTGCCGGAAAACTTGATGCTGCCATCATAGGTCGTCTTTTACCTTGTTTTGGTACCCAATTTTCAGGTGTATAGTAATACATTACAGAACCGCTGTAATTGCCTGTTCTAAGGTCATCCCAAAGGGCTCTGTTTTTCATTGCTTCTTTTAGAATGGCTATAGTTTGAGGCTCATTTCTTGTAACGGCAAAATGGATATGCGCGAACTCGTGCATAAAGATTTCTTCTTGGTTCCATACTTTTTCATCAATAAGTATGGCACTCATAAGGGCATAACCCAAAGTCTTTTCAGCACTTGAATTATCAGGATTTGGATTGTCCTCTGTAGGTTTTGTTCTTAAAGCGGCATAAAGGTTCTGCATCGAGTAAGCCTGGATCTCTGTATCAGGATATAACTTTCTCAAGTGGTAGTTTAAAGCCATTTGTTTAGTCATCTGGTTTTGATACATAGATACTTTGGCCATCGTGCTTGACAAGTATTCATCGTACTCGTCTTGCAGTTTCTGTGCCTGTGATGGATCGTGCTTAACAGCTTTTTTATATAGTCTTCTGAAATTTTTATCAGTAAATTTAGAAGCCAAAAATGCTTGTGTTTTGTTTTTCTTAATGGCATCAGCTTGTTGAGCTTTATCCATAGCTTCTTGACTTATGTTATTTTTAACCTTGTTTTTAAGGTCTTCGATAACTTCTTTGCCTTTTTGAACACCATCTTTTAAAGCCTGTTTGCCTTGCTCTAAAGCTTTCTTTCCGGCTTCGGTAGCATCATCAGCTTTGAATGCTCTTCCTGAATTATTATGTTTCTCTACAGCTTCTTTGATGTCTTTATTATAATTTTCCCTTAGTTCTTTAAAGACTTCAGGATTCTTAGAGTATCTTAAATCTTCATTAGCCTGGTCATAAGCTTTTACTATAATCTCAAGTTCGGGAGTTAATAACTGTCCTGTCCTTGCTG